CATCCCCCATTGTTAAAATCGTGAATAATACGATTTTCTAAGGTAGCAGGGATATTTAAGGCTAAGCCTATATTTGTTAGTGTAGTCATTTTGACCACCTTTCTTTATTTTCTAATACTGAGTATTCTAGCATACTTTTTCGCTACTATCGAGTAACTTAGGGTAAAATCTCAAACTTTGAGACGCTCAGACGTGTGATATAGACCACACAATTTCTTTCTATATTTAATTTTATAACTGGAAGTTTATCACACTTAAACGGAAAAATCAAGCGACACGCCGTATTTCGCAGGTTAATTTAAGATGAACTATAATCCACAAGCTGTGAATAAACCTGTGGATAAGTACCCGCCCCAAAAAAAGCGGGAGCAGTTTAAAAAGATGCTCAGCTTTTAATTTCTAATTATGATTTACAGTTTTAAAACATTCATCCCAAAATCTATCAGAGTCAAATCGCTCGTTATCTTCTGCAAACATTTCAATGAAATCGTTAATTAAATCTTCATAGACTTCAAGTTTCATTTCTGATCCATATGAGTTTAGAATTTCTGCGGTTTTTACATAGTCTTTTCTTGTCATCATTTTTTTTATGTGTCCTTTTAGTTAGATGGGTGGGAGTGTCAATGTTAGTGTGCAGTCCCACCCAAAGTTATTATATCAGATTACTTTGCACGACGATATGTGTACGAAAGAAAATCCTTTTTATACTTTGCATTAGCATTGGCAGTTGTTACTAGTGAATGTGCTTGAACAGCATTTTTTGCATTAAATGACATTAGTTCTCGCTTGCCTTGTGAAATTGTAAATGTGAACATTAGTTTTCCTTTTCTTTTTTTCTTTGTTGGGTTGTTGTGAGCCAGTTTAGCGACGTGGCTCAGGTCGTTGTTTTAGATTAGAACTTTACTGAAGTGTAGCGATCTTCGCCGTCTACATCTAGCAATAGAGTTGTTGTGCTTGCGTTTACAGGAATAATCTCCTTGATTCGTCCTGTTACCTTGCTTGACTGTGTAGTGAAGAGATCTCCTACTTGGTATAGTGGCTTAGCCATTTCTTTCCTTCTTTCCTTGTTGTTGTTAGTAGTAGTCTACCATAGACCACTGACATTTGTTTAGTGTTGTGTGAAGTCAGACTTGCAGCCTGTGTATGGGCAACGAATATGCTCTGACCTGTGGATAGTGTAAGTATATTTATCAAGACTACTAAGTTTAGTAGTGTGGATTTTAGGAGCGTGATAAGTCTTAGCCTGTGCCATAGCAGGCACTAGGGCTAACGCTAGGCTGAGTACGATTATCTTAGTTTTCATTATTCTTTCCCCAATCTTTATCGGTTATGAGTTTAGCACATAGGTACGACACTAGGAGCAGGGACAGGAGAGTGAAAGAGTTAATAGTCATTAGAGAACCTCATCTACATCAAAATCGGACACGGGAATAAAGACAGACTCTAGGTCTTCATTATTTAATTCATCAAGCATAGACTGATAACCATCAGCCAATTCAGACCAACGATCTGTATTAGTTTTATCAAAAGAATATGACATTACTTAGAACCCCACAAAACTTTGAGGGAACCATAGCGTGTAGCGATATAGATAGCCTTATCACTAGGACGCATAGACAATTCATCAGTAGCATATTTAGCATTAAGATACTGAGCCTGCTTGATAGACATAGCAGGACGGAACTTAGGATTATGGCTAGTGTATTCTAGACCAAACTCTTTTACGAGTTCATTATATATAGTGTTCATTAGATGAACCTTTCTTTTAATTCGATTAGACTTTCTAATCTATTTTCTTGGCTAGTGTTATTTGCTGTTTATTTGCTTAGGCTCACCTTTCGGATTATTTGCTAAGGCTCAACAGGCTCAACTAGGATTATCTATATTTAATTGTTATGACTGGAAGTCTAGCATACTATTGCTAAAAAATCAACTCGACACGCCGTGTTTTAGATATTTATTTTTGTGATCTGCACCACATAATTTCTATCTATATTTAATTTTCAATACTGGAAGTATAACACAAAGAATCGGAAAAATCAAGAGACAAAACGGACATTTTGCGATTATTTTTGTGATTTAGACCACAAAGATATGTGCTCACTACTTTTTTTTATTTTTTTGATTCAAAAATGTGTATCATACAAAAAAATTGGCCATTAACATTTTGATCAAAAGTGGTTTTGCCTGCTATAATAGTAGAAACGATAGGATCTTATGAAAATCACAATAGCTACACCAATGTATGGCGGGAATTGTTCAGGACCTTTTACAATTGCTTTACTTAGCCTAGTTAAAAGTTTAGAACGAGAAGGCCATATAGTAAGATTTTCAGCACTATATAACGAATCATTAATTAATAGAGCAAGAAATTCGCTGACAAATATTTTTATTAACAGTGATTCTGACAAATTGGTATTTATTGACGGGGATCAAAGTTTTGATACCGAAGGTACAATGAAAATGATCTTAGAAGATGTTGATATTATAGGTGCACCTGTACCATTAAAGACTATAAACTGGGAAAATGCAAAGGCTGCAATTCTTAGAGGTGAAGATCCTATGAAATATACAGCAAAATACAATATAAATTTTAAAAATGCAGAAGATCGTCAAAAAGTTAGAGACGGGTATCAAGAAAAATTGCCAGTAGTTCATATTGGAACAGGTTTAATGGCAGTAAAAAGAGAAGTTTTTGAAAAAATGATGCCAATTACTGAAAAATATATAGTTGGAAAAGAAGTGACGGGAATTGGAGAAGCAAATTCCTATGTATATAACTTCTGGAGTATAGAAGTAGATAAAGAAAGTCAAGTTTTATTGTCAGAAGACTATTATTTCTGTAAAAAATGGTCGGAATTAGGTGGAGAAATCTATGTAGCTCCATATGTCAAGACAAAACACTATGGAACTTACGAATATAAGTGATTTAAATCACACCTTTATCATCTTCTTCAAATACAAAAGAAGCGGGAGGTGCAAGGACTTGTCCTTGTTGGTGTAAATTGCTAAGTCCCTTAGCATCTGCACCTAGCTTATCTGCAATAATAGATAACATATCATAATTTCGCATTGATTGAATGTATAAAGCTCCTAATAGCTCTCTTATATTCTCTATAGTAGCTTCTAGGCCTATTTCTTCCCCTAAATTACCCATGTATCTCTCCTATAATCTCTTTTGTTATATGATCCCATTTCTTGCCTTCCATCCCCGCCGAATTATTTATGAGTAAATCACCATTTTTGGCGTTTTCCATATGAATCCAGGCAATTTGGTGATCTAAACCTACTTTTCCTACATAAATGTGTTCCACATCACGTTTTATATGCACTAAAATGGAAAAATTGTCTTCTTCCTCTTCATGCGCCTCAATATAGGCTCTATCAATGTGAATTTTGGCCATGTGAGGTCTCATTTAAGAGTGGATAATCTTCATTCATCATATTATTGAACTCTTCTGACCCTATCCAGAAAATATTGCCTAAAACCCGCCATGCAAAATTAGTTCCTTCTGATAAATGTTTCTCTATTGCCCAAGATAAAACTTCTGAATCCAGTTTCCGTCCCGCCTCAATCAACATTGTGTATTCTACACCTTTGATTGTACGGGTTGAAAAGATTGCATTTGCCCGTGAGGGCTTAAATGACTCGGGCATTGACTCATCTGTAAGCCAATCGCATTTAAAGATGGCACAAGGGTTGTCAGGGCGTTTTTCATATGCTCCACATCCTTGTCCTAAGATAACAAATGGGCAGGGTTTGAAGCCAGTTTCATCTTGTCCCATAAATACAGGATCAGATCCATCTTTGAGCTTTATATCTGCCCTTAAATGACCTTCACAGCATTTTGTACAATTACCGCAAGAGCGGTCTTTAACAATTGGTAGGAAATCCATTTCCTTACTTCCGACTCATTTTTTTGCTTCTGTAATTTGACTCAATACATTTTCATATAACTGTTGTCCTGCAGTTACAGAATAATTACATGCTAAACAGTATAGCACGACTTTATCGTTTTGTTCTTTATGGATTAATTCAAATATTGCTGGTTCGTCAGCTTTATGTTTTGGACAGGAGAGGGGTTTTACCCTCCCCTCCTGCGCCATGTTGTAATATTCTGAGAAGATCTGGATCTTCATGCGTAAGTTACATTCGCTTTTGCTAATACAGAATTTACGTACTCCCAAACAGTTGGATTTCCTGGAACTGGCTTGTTCCAAGTCTTCATATTGTTTGCTCGTGATGGAATAAGATGTGCTGCAATTACTTTTCTCCAATCGTGGAAACGATTGTAGTTGTATTCAAGTTCGTGTATGATTCTAGCATCCTGAACCCAAGTAGGTGCGTCACAAGCTGTTTTGTATCCCATGTAATTGTTCCATGTATCAGGCATGTACTGATATGCACCACATGCACTACTGGAATAAGACTTGCGGAAATAGGCAGAAGCCCCACCAGTTTCGGTGGACTTAATTCCATTTGCTAGTCTTGAGATTATTACCCTTTGATCTACTCTTGAATTTAAATTTAGCACTAGGCTATATGAGGGCATTAAAAAAGTGTTTCTAGATACAAGATCATTAATTAAATAAAGAGTTCTTACTTTTGCTTTATTATTAATATTATTTATATCTATATTTATTATATCTTTTATATTAACTAAATTATTATATTTATTAATATATAATATATATTTATTATACACTATCATGTCTTTCATTTGTGCATGGGCTTCGGAATTAATTCCAAAAAGCAATGTGATTATAGTCACAAATACCATTGTCCATACGGTTCTTATCCTTGTTTTGTTCTCATTGTTCATTTTGAACCTCCTTGAGGAAAGAGTAGTAAAATCTATCGTATCATGATATACTAAGAAAAACAAGTTGGGAGCGTAATGAAAGTATCATTTACGGGTGCTCCAGAGTATATAGATAGAAATGTTGGTTATGGAGAAGCATCGAATCATATCTTAGATTCATTTAAGAAACTTGATGTTGAATGCTTAATTAAATCAAAAGAAGCTGATATTGGTATTTCTTTTATCCAACCAAATAATTATACTTTTGGAAAAGATCAATACAAGATTGGTTACACACCTTGGGAATCTACAGAAATTCCATGGGATTGGGAAAATCCTATAAATAATGTTGTAAATGAATTATGGACTACATCTTCTTGGTGTGCAGAAATATTTTCTAAACATACTAATAAACCTATATTTGTTTATGAACATGGTATTGATGAATCTTGGATTCCTAAGAAAAAAGAATTTGATAACTCCCGCCCATTTAGATTTTTACATATAGGAGAGCCATCATCTAGAAAAGATGGGCAAATGGTTGTTGATGCATTTATTGCAACATTTGGAAATAATCCAAAATACGAATTAATTATGAAGTGTGGCGGGATTAATACAACAAAAGTTATTGATCCAATTACAAATCAAGTAAAAGGTTCGCCAGATGCATTTTATAAAAATATAAAAATTATAGAAGCCTATTTAACTGTAGAACAAATGAATGGTTTATATGATTTGTGTGATGTTATAGTTTATCCATCATGGGGAGAAGGTTTTGGATTTATTCCATTACAAGCAATGGCTAAAGGTATCCCAACAATATGCACAGAAGGCTGGGCTACCTATAGTAGGTATATTACAATGCCTTTAGATGCTGTTTGGTGGCAATCCCCTTGGCCAGCAGTTCATCCAGGACTTTTGATGAAACCAGATTATGCTCAATTAAAATATTTTATGAAAGATGTTGCAAAAGATTATGAAAGATACTCAGCATTAGCCTATAAAAATTCTTTCTTAATACATAAAGATTACAACTGGCTTAAAGTCTCTAAACCAGCAGTTGAGAGATTAAAAAAAATACAAAAAACTCATTTTTAGATATCCGTTGTGGTACACTAAGAATCTACTTTTAAAATCCAAGGAGAAAATACATGTCTAATACTATTGAAAACCCATATGAAAACTTTATTGCTTTATCTCGATATGCGAGATGGCTTGAAAATGAAAATCGTCGTGAGACATGGGGCGAAACAGTAGATAGATATTTTGACTTTATGCTTAATCAGCTTAAGACAAAACACAACTATATTCCTAATCAAAAAGATGTTGCTGATCTTCGTGATGCTGTCTTCAACAGAAATGTTATGCCATCAATGCGTTCTGTTATGACCGCAGGAGCTGCACTTGAAAGAGAAAATGTCTCTGGTTATAATTGTGCATTCCTTCCTGTAGATAATGCTAGATCATTTGATGAAGCAATGTATATTCTTATGTGTGGTACTGGTGTTGGATTCTCTGTTGAGTATAAGTACATCAATAAACTCCCGTCGCTTCCTGAAACACTTGAAAAATCATCAACAACAGTTATTGTTGGAGATTCAAAAGAAGGTTGGGCAAAAGCTTATCGTGAGTTATTAGGTCTATTATGGGCTGGACAAATCCCACAAATTGATATTAGTAAAGTTCGTCCATCAGGAGCACGTCTTAAGACAATGGGTGGAAGATCATCAGGACCTCAACCATTAGTAAATCTTTTTGACTTTACAATTCAAATTTTTAAAGGAGCACTTGGTCGTCAACTAAAGCCAATCGAAGCGCACGATATTATGTGTAAGATTGGTGAGGTAGTTGTAGTTGGTGGAGTTCGTCGTTCTGCTATGATTTCGCTTTCAAATATTAATGATATTGAAATGGCACAAGCAAAAGCTGGTAATTGGTGGGAAAAGAATTCTCAACGTGCTTTGTCAAACAATTCTGTAGCATATTCAAGAAAGCCAGAAATGCAACAGTTTATAGCAGAGTGGAAATCGCTTTATGATTCAAAGTCAGGTGAAAGAGGTATCTATAATGTGGCAGCAGCTCAAAAGCAGGCAGCAAAATATGGTAGAAGAAACCCAGATATTCATTATGGAACTAACCCATGCTCAGAAATTATTTTACGTCCTTATCAATTTTGTAATCTTTCAGAAGTTGTACTTCGTGAAAAAGATACAGTTGAAGATGTTGCAAATAAAGTTAGATTAGCATCTATTCTTGGAACATGGCAATCAACTCTTACAGATTTTAAGTATATTCGTAAAATATGGAAAGATAATACAGAAGAGGAACGCCTGTTAGGAGTTTCACTTACTGGACAATTTGGACATAAGTTTTTTTCTGGACAAGAGGGTTTGTCAAAGCTTGCCGATGTTTTAGACAGACTTCGTGAATATGCAGTTTCAACAAATATTGAAGAGGCAGGGAAAATTGGGATTCCCGCTTCAGCAGCAGTTACTTGTGTCAAACCTTCTGGCACAGTTTCCCAATTGGTCGGGGTGTCTTCGGGAATGCATGCATGGCATTCAGATTATTATATTCGTACAGTTCGTGGAGATAAAAAAGATCCAATTACTCAATTTCTTAAAGATTCAGGTATTCCTGCAGAAGATGATGTAATGAAGCCAAATGATACAATTGTATTTTCATTTCCAGTAAAAGCACCAAAGCATGCTATTACAAGAGATAAGCTTACAGCAATTCAGCAGCTTGAGGTATGGCTAACATACCAACGTCATTGGTGCGAACATAAGCCATCTATTACGGTATCTGTAAAGGAAGACGAATGGATGGAAGTAGGAGCTTGGGTATATAAGCATTTTGATGAGGTATCTGGAATTTCATTCCTTCCATATTCAGAGCATACATATGTTCAAGCACCATATCAAGAAATTGACGAAATTGGATACAAAGATTTGCTATCAAAAATGCCTGAAAATATAAACTGGGAAGCCCTGTCTCTCTACGAGTTAGAGGATACAACTACTGGAACTCAGGCTTTAGCTTGTGTTTCGGGGGAGTGTGAAATAGTAGATATTAACGCCTAGTTAATCTATGATTTTTGATATCTCAATGATATAATCAAAGAACAAAATCAGTTTTCTATGGGGTAAATGTGGCTGTATATTCCGATCAAGATATTAATTATAAAATCACACAAGGTGATTCTTTTCAATTGGAATTAGAATACAAAGACGAGTTAGATAACCCAATAGATATATCTGGCTATGATATTTTAATGGAAATTAAGGATAAGCCAGGTGGAAAAATCTTATCTGCTTCTTGTTCTGTAGGAGATGGAATAACTATTTCAGATCCAACAACTGGAATAATAGAACTTGATATAACTCCCGCCAAAACTAAAAAATTTAATTATCCAAGAGCATCTTATCAAATTCAAGGAACTGATCAATATGGAGCAAAAGTTACTTTTATTCAAGGTTGGTTTCAAGTAAATGCGGGGACAATAGACTAATGACTGAAAAAATAATAATTCGTGCTAAAGGCGCAAGAGGTCCAGCAGGTGCTCCAGGTCCAGCAGGAACTGGAATCACAATCCTTGGAAAATATGACACCTTATCTCAATTACAATCTGCACACCCAACAGGAGCACCTAGTCAAGGTTATCTTGTTGGATTAAATCTTTATATTTGGGATTCAAATGGAAATGTTTGGACAAATGTTGGGCCAGTACAAGGTCCAAAAGGTGACACAGGTGCGACGGGACCACAAGGTGACACAGGTGCGACGGGACCACAAGGTCCAATAGGACCAGCAGGTCCAGCAGGATCAACAGGTTCACAAGGACCACAAGGTCCAGCAGGTCCAAAAGGTGACACAGGTGCGACGGGACCACAAGGTCCAGCAGGATCAATAACAAATTTTAACGCAAATTTAGTTTCATTTACATATGAACAACAAACACCACAATCAACATGGACAATAGTTCATAACTTAGGTTTTAAACCCGCAGTTAGTGTTATGGATTACGGTCAAAATAATGTAGAATGTGATATAGAACAAACTAATCAAAATCAAGTTGTATTAAGATTTATACAGGCAGGTATTCCAGTAAATATTTCAGGATACGCTTTCTTGTCATAATAAAAAAAATAAATAAAGGGGTAAAACAAAAATGGCAAAAACATTTTTAACAAATATTAATTTAAAGGGTAATCAGCTACTCAACGCAGTTATCCATTCTGCTTCCTCAGCTCCTTCAGCTCTTGCAGCAGGACAATTATATTTTAATACTGGCGATAATACATTTTATTATTCAACAGGAGCTGGTACAGGAAGTTGGCAACCAGTAGGAGTTCAATACATTTCTTCAGTAGGTTCAAATCTTTCTGTAACTAGTGGAGAACTTGATATATCAACAGATCCATCGTTTAATACAATTCATCTTACACAAGATGGTCAAGGACAAAACATACTTGTTGGCAATGATGCTTATATTGGTGACATCAATGTTTCTAATTTCCTTGGAATAAAGGGATACGAAGATGGCACTAAGGGTGGAATTAAATTTGGTTCTGCTAAAACAGAAACTATTTCTTCAAATGGCAATGATCTCACATTAGAATCAAATAACGATATCATTCTTCTTCCAGGAAGTGACTACGCATATATTGGTTCACCAGCAATTGATGGTCATAATAGAATTGCAACGCTTGGAGATATTAATACAGATTTAACTGGTTATGTAACAGAAACTGGAACACAAAATCTTTCTAATAAAACTTTCCTAGGCACTGTTTACTTCCAATCTGCTGGTGGAGCAGGTAGCACTCTAAATACCATTAGTGTAGACAATTCTACTGGTCATATGGCAGTAGCTTCTGGTTATGAGCTTGAGCTTACATCTGCTAACGATATAAATATCACATCATATTCTGGAGATATTGTAATCAATCCAGATGGAACTGCTTATATTGGTTCAAAAAATGCAGACAATCGTATTGCAACAGTTAGTGATATTTTAAACTCACAGTCAAATGTTGAAGGATATGCAGATAACGTAGCTTCACAAGCTCAAGCAACAGCAGAATCTTATGCAGCTAACGTAGCTGCTCAGGCACAATCAGCAGCAGAAGGTTATGCAGATAGCTTAGCAGGAAACTACGATCCAGCAGGTGCTGCATCATCAGCACAGTCAGCAGCACAATCATACGCAGATGGTAAGGCTTCACAGGCACAGTCTGCAGCAGAATCTTATGCAGACAACGTAGCCGCTCAAGCACAATCAGCAGCAGAAGGCTACACTAACACAGCAGTAGCTAATCTTGTTGGAATGGCTCCAGATCTTCTTAACACACTTGAAAAGATTGACAATGCAATAGCAAACGATGCCAACTTCTCAACAACGTTGCTTAATGATATTGCTAATGCGGTTTCAAACGCAGAGTCTTATGCAGATGGCAAGGCTTCACAAGCACAGTCAGCAGCAGAGTCTTACGCAGATGGCAAAGCTTCACAGGCACAGTCTGCAGCAGAAGGTTACGCAGACGAAATTGTTGGAAACTTACATTTTGCGGGCGGAAAATATGTTGGAACAATTACAGGTGGAGTAACATCAAAACCATTTACTTTTACACACAATTTTGGCAACAATGATGTTATTGTTCGTGTATATCAAACATCTTCTGGGGTAGATCAATATTCAGATGTTGAAGTAGATATAAAGCGTTCATCTGATGGAAATTCAGTTACTGTTGGATTTGCAGTAGATCCAATATCTGGAGAAAATTATAAAGTTGTAATTATAGGGTAATTCTAAGAATAAGAGGGTCAGATGTCTAAAAAGTTTTTAACACCAATAAATTTATTAACAACTTCATCTGACCCAGTTTCTGGAAGAGAAGGCGATATGTATTTTAATACTCAAGATCAAAGTATTAGAATATATAATGGTACAGTATGGGTTACAATTATTAAATCAGATGATCCAATTCCATTTTATGAACATACTCATAATTATGATGGAGATGTATCAACTATTTTCCCAGAACCCTTGCCTTTATCTGAAATTGGTGATAATATTATATTAAGTGTAGATGGTGGAACAGTTTTATCTACTCCTACAATGGTTCCAGGTTTTATAAATTCATTACCTTTGGATGGTGGAGTAATTGGTTAGTAATTTTCCAAATGAACTTGATGTAATATTAAATCCTAATTCTACAGATGAACTTTCAAGCCCCTCACATTCTCAACAACATGCAAATGCTAATGATGCAATTAGAGCTATTGAAGAAAAAATAGGTGTTAATGGATCTACAAATCCAAACTCCCTAGATTACAAAATAGCTCATCTTGTATCAAATACTGCAGATATAGTTACCCTTTTAGGAGTGGCTGGCAATAATGATCAAAATGTGACGGGAATAGAGAATAAAACCGCACTAGATACCTTTGATGGTAATGTATTTTCATACGTTAAGTACTATATTCAAATATCTCACAATAATGATTATTACACCTCAGAAATTTCTTTAGTACAAGATGGAACAGATTTCAATCTTTTAGAAACCAATATAGTCTCAAATACCGATACAGTAATGGTTAATATAGGTTTTGAACGAAATGGCAGTATAATAAGTTTAGTAATAACCCCAGTAATATCTTCTGTAAACGCAAGATACTACAGAAATGCTTTAAAAAAATAAAATAATAGGATGGTAAAAAATGGCAACAGTAAATAAAAATTTTAGAATTAAGCAAGGTCTTGTTGTTGAAGGTACTACGGGTACAATTAATGGCAACAATATTCTTACAGAGGGTGCAGGAGATTCCTACATTCTTGGACTTGTTGGAGGAGCTACTTATGTAAAGTCTGTAGATACAGTAGTATTTTCTGTAAATTCAGATGGCAAGCTTTCAATCAACTCAAACATATTTGATGCATATGGTGCTGCTTCATCAGCACAGTCAGCTGCACAATCTTATGCAGACAATGTAGCTTCACAAGCACAGTCAGCAGCAGAGTCTTACGCAGATGGCAAGGCTTCACAGGCACAGTCAGCAGCAGAGGCTTACGCAGCTAACGTTGCATCACAAGCACAGTCAGCAGCAGAGTCTTATGCAGATGGAATTATTACATCTGATCATGAATATGCAGATAACGTTGCTTCACAAGCACAGTCAGCAGCAGAGGCTTACGCAGCTAACGTTGCATCACAAGCACAATCAGCAGCAGAAGGTTACGCAGATAGCCTAGCAGTAAACTATGATCCAGCAGGTGCAGCTGGAACAGCACAATCCAATGCAGAGGCTTACGCAGCTAACGTTGCATCACAAGCACAATCAGCAGCAGAAGGTTACGCAGATAGCCTAGCAGTAAACTATGATCCAGCAGGTGCAGCTGGAACAGCACA